TTGTCATCTCCTACAATTCCGCATTGAATCCGATATAACCATTAACGCAAGTCAGGTTATACATATTAGACTGAGTAAACACACCTGAACCGTGTGTGTATTGCACATAAATAAGATTTCTTTGACCATAGATATTTAATGCAAAAGTTCCACTGTTGTAATTTACTGTGCTGTTATTGATGGCTAAATTGCTTGAATCCATTGAAGTAGGATAAATACGCATAGGTACTGGCAATGAAACAAAAGACTCTACAAAGGTTGTGTTGTACGCTCTGCCAAATCCAGTAAATGAGTTCGCTGTTTGATTATCTAGGCGAATGTAATACCTTTGGCAAGCAGCCAATTCACCTTGAATAGTTCCACCAGCACGGCTAAAGGTTGTGGCAGTAGAACCTAGTTCTAATTGAACACCAGTGATTTCAAACCAGTCATTTGCTCCAGCAGTTCCAACAGGTGTTGTGCTGAAATAAACAGCCAATTCTGTTGATGTTGTTGGAACTGTTACGGAGAAACTAAATCTCTGCCATGAGGTTGTCAAAGTGGCAGTTCCAGTACCTACGCCTGACCCACCAGTCATTCCAAAGACATTCTGGTCAATTCCAGTTCCCTGATATAAAGCGTAAGTTAATGCTCCAGATGCAGCAGAATAATTTGCTCCAGCCTTACCATAGAAAGACAAAGTTACTGTTTTACCAGCCAAAGGATAAGACATATTTGATTCAATGTTTTGAGTCACCTGTGTTACGGCTGTTGATGTGTTACCACTATCTCGCGCAACTCGCATCGAATATCTAAAACTAGTTAATCCAGATGCTTGTTGCGAAACTGTGCGACCAGCATTGCCAATATAAACTTGCCAACGGTCTGCTGCAAAAGTACTAGAAGATGCGGCAGTTAAACTTGCAAAAGATGTACCGCGTTGCCATATATCCATGCCACCATTGATAAGGTAATTTTTGCCGCCTGCAACTGAAAGCGTGCTGCTTGTGAGTAAGTTAATCGTGCCAGTAATATCATTGACATCGCCTGCGGAATAGACATCTCCATTCGCATAAGTCGTTTTCATTGGCCAGCCTGTTGCCATTAGCACACCTCTTTCATAGGGTCAATTCTAGTACATAACATCGAGTAAAGCTTCCTGTGTGGCAATAGTAGTAGTCCATGTGTTAGGGGTGATGTTGTGGGCAATTCCCTGCACTTGAAGTTTCTTTTGGATAGTAGAACCACCAGGTTGTTCGTTTGTAATATCTACTGTGTCAAAGAAGTCTAGGTTTAACGCGGCTGTTACCCCTGCGGTATAGGATGGAGTTACTAAGTCCAAGGTAATTGTTTCAATGCGGATGGATGTGTCTTTGCGACTGGTGACATAGGCTGTTGCAAGTGCAAGCGCGTTCGCGTCTGTCTGCATCAACATATTCTGCGCTGTAATTGAGCGTGTAAAGTATTGAGCAATAGAGGTTGCATCAGCGTAAATCTGAGTTGTGCCGCCTATGCGAGTAACACTTGCCTGATTAACGATTGTTTTATCATCTAGGGCAAAGGTAATCCCTGCGTAATTAATTCCTGTGCCATTCTGGTTAAAGATTATTGCTGGAGCGCTCTGTGCGTCATAAACAAATTGGCGGCCCTTGAAAGTTGCCACACCATTAGCATCAATATAAAACGCACCCTGCTCTGTAAATTCAGCAGTCTGAATTGAATCAAGAACTGTACGAACTGTGCCAGGGTCGGCTACACAGGTTGTTGCACCTGTTCCAATACTGGTAAATGCGGCAGGCCATGAAATCATTGAAAGGATAGATTGAACGCGTTGAGCAGTTGTTTGACCTGCTGTACCACCTGTAACTGTTGAAATGTTTGAGTTATACATCAAACGGAAGGCATCATATACGATAAAATCGACGTAACCTGTTTCCTGGCCTTTTGGATATGTGTAGCGATATTCCGTAATGTAACCACCAAACAGCCCATAAGTTACACCATTGTAAATTGCACTAGCCTGTATTTTTCTCAATGGCTGTAATAAACCATAATAAGGACTAGAAGTGTTTTGGGGATTCCAATCACCGTCAGGGTCAACAACGCGAATAGTTGCCTGGCCAGATTCGTACTTATCTTGGAGAAGATTTCTTCCACGTCGAGTTGAAATGTTGAGAGTACTACTAGAAACATCAACAATAACTGGAACAGTAGATTGAAGTTCTGCAAAGCCTAGTTGTGATGTACCTAAGATAAATGGGTTGCCAAATGATGCACCGCCTGAAAGATTTATCTTAACAACAATAGTTGCAGGTAATGCCATTAGTACACCGTGCTGTAATTAATCGGAATACCAGAAGCCTGGTTGTTATAGATTCCCTGAGTAATCGCATTGACTAAATCGCGTTCTGTCGTAACTGAACCACCCACATTTACAACAATTGTTGGTGAATTGCCACCTGTTGATACATTGCTAAATTGTCCAAGGCGGCTTTGTAGCGCTGAAATATCTGGCATTGCTAAATCTAACTTATTACGAATTACTTCTCTTTGCACATCTATTGGAGTGCTTGGTCCAGTTAAAACTTGAAGTTGTTTTACCTGCGGCATAATACTATCTAACATGCTTCTAATCGTTGCACGAAGGGCTTCAATAAGTGCAGCAAAAGCATTTTCCGCTTCATTGGCTTTCTTAATCATTCCTGCAAGGGCTGTGTTTTGGTCATGAATAGCAAGAAGGGACAAAAGGCGCATCTTTGTTTCGCCATCAGTTGCTTGATTCATTGCAGCGCTAAGGTTGACGCGCTCTACATCAAACTTCTTTTCTAGTTCTTGAAGCGCTAATTGGTCACCTGTGAGAACAATCTTTCTTGCAGTATTTGCGTTATCAATCTTTTTAAGGTCATTTTGTTGCTTTTGATATTTAAGCGCATCTTTGTTTATTTTATCTATTGCAGCACGTTGACCAGGTGATTGTGCTGGAGTTGCTGCACTTGATTTGCCTAATCCACGAAGCAAAGCAAAAGGTTGTAAGTTGCTTAAAATATCTCCAAAAGTTCCAAGGATTCCGCCGCCAAGTTTGTTGCCTTGAATTTTGCTGATAAGAACTGATACACCATAAATTGTGTCACCAACAGCAGTCGCAAAATCTTCCATCTGTTGTGTTGATTTAGAGATACCGTCTGGTCCTGAGAGCAAAGCAAATGAATTAAGTAAATCTTCGCCAATGATTTCCTTAGCATTGTTTGAGGCAATAGTAAGTTTGTTCATTGAACCTAGATAGCCATCTGCCGCTGACTTTGCTTGACCTGCAAATAGGTCTGTTAAGCGTTCTTGAATCTCTAAAAATGAACTGCCAGTTAATTCTGCTTTTGATAAACCAACACCCAAGCGGCCAAGGGAAACATTATTGCCAAGGTAAGCCTTTTGAAGGCCCTGAGAAACCGCAGTAAGGTCTTTTCCTGTACCCGCACTAATGTCCAAGGCAAGGTTAAGAAGTTTTTGAGATTCAGTAATTGAAGATGTTGCTCTAAGGAAGCGGTCCATTGCTGGACGAAGTTCATCATCTAGAACCCCAGTCTGTTTTTCTAAACTGGAAATATAAAGGTTGACTGATTGAGAAGCACCAACATAATCAATGTTGAGGTTCTTTAGAGTCATGCCTAGAGAACGTGCTGCGTTTTCATCTTCTGCAAAAGCCTTAACAGCGCGCTTGCTGTAATTGGCTAGAGCAGTTGCGCTAAAAGCAATTCCAAGACTTTTGGCAAGGTTTTTAACTGTGCGTTCTAATTTTTGAGCAGATGTTTCAGCAGCCTTAAATGCTTTAGAACCTGTAAATTCTGAGGCAATCTGAATTGCTATTTTGGATACATCAAGCATTATGCTGCTCTCTTTACATCTACAATTGAAGTACGCTTATTAAATTTTGCAGTTGTGTTTTCTACTGCTTTGAAATAAGCAGCAAGAACCTTGCCATTTGTTTCATCCCAAGCGCGATAAATCAAACGACCACGCTTATCACCAATGCCAGATGTTTTCTTTTGTCCGTAGATTGGGCCAAGGTTCTTATTAAACTGTGCGCCTGCATTTGGATTAACAGAATGTGAATAACGCTTTTGTGTAACATTCTTGCCAGGACCAACCCAAGGCTGACCGCCTGGATTCTTGCGTCCAGCAGTTTCAACAATTGCACCTAATGCGGATTTGTTTTCAATTGCTGCTAATGAAGTAAAACCACGACTGTTAGCACGGCTAGGGCTTGTTTTGTAACTAATCCCCTTGCGGATAACGTTTGAATCATACATAGGAAACTTGGCTTCAGAAAATGACCTGCGTTGCCATCCACTCATGATGGCTGAGTCACTTGTTACAAAACCGCGTGCGCGTGTAACAACTGGCTTTAATGCAGCAGTAAGTTCACGACGAAGTTCAGTTGCTAAATCAGGTGCATAATTTTTTAATGCTTTACGAAGAGCCAGGCCGCCTACGACTTCTGTTGGCATCTTTAATCTCCTTCGCTTCGTCCTGAAGAACCTTTATTAGATTCTTTAGCATTACTTCATCTATTTCCAGCAAATGTTGTGGCGAGACTCCTAGCCTGACGCTTAATTTAGCAATCAGGTAGGTGACGGAATCTCGCCCTAGTTCGGGGAATCGTCATCAAGAACTTCAACATTTGCTAAAGTTTGAATGAACAATTCCCCAAACATCGGAACAGTCTCACCAGACCTTCTAATACATTCCCACGCAAGCCAAAAGACGGAAGTCTGAGATTGGTCCTCAACAAAAGATTTGTGAAAACCTTTCTTAGCCCAAATTTCAAATCCGTATTGCACTAATGGTGTAATTGGATATTCTCCAACTGAACCATCTACCCTTGTTACTTTTAACTTTGCCATTTTTGCCCCTTAGTTTGTTTTTAGAATGTGCCTGTTGTTGTTACTGCAACTGTTGAGTTACAGTTAAAGGTGAGGCTCTGCATACTAATATCAGCAACAGCACCGTTAATGTCGGTAGTTGAGTTGACAAGCACTGACATTGTGTACAGTGGATTTGTAGCAGATACGGCTGTTCCCTTTTCCTGAAGAAGTACGAGAGTAACAGTTGTTCCCCATGCAGCCTGTAATGTTGCAAGAACATTCGCTGCTGCTGTGTCGTTTAGGAAGTCGATTGTTACAGAAGAAGCCTCTAGGCCTTTTGTAAATTTGTGACTTGAATCACCCATGCTGGTAATTTCAATTTCGTCAAAAGTGCGGTTTAGTGTGACGCTGGTCACATGGTCAGAAAGGTCAACGGAATTTAATTTGACCCCGACCTTGTTATTTAAGAATATGGCCAATTTTTATTCCTCTTCTTTCTTTGTAGATGCTGGTTTCGGTGCTGCTGGTGTTACCTGCCCGATTTTCTTCAGGAAGGCCTCGTTCTCTTTTTCCCATTCGGACATATTAACTCCAGGTGGTTAGTACGGACAGTGACATCTCGCAAGTAAGCAATGAGCCAGAGTCCACGTTTAGAACGCTTGGCTGACTTATTGCTCCCACATTATACGTCAAGGATGACGCTGCGAGTTTATTGAACACGCCAACTAAGGCTGTTTCAATTCCATTGAGGTTTCCTTCGTTATCAAACAAAGGAACAGTGATTACCAATTTAAAGTTGGCAGTTGGTGCAATTGTATTGTGCTGGTTGTTGTTAGGCGTTAGGTAAGGGTCATCTGGTGCGACAATGACAGAGTTAGCCAAAACAGTTGCAGGTGGAAAAGCAAAAACTTGCCATAAGGAATTATCAACTAAAGCGCTTGCGATAGTTGTTCTGAGTGTTGTTAATGCTGCTGGCATTATCCAACCATTGAACTTGGGCTAATCGCGTGGGCTAATAAACCTCTGACGCGTGCAAGTAAAGTATTTCCCATGCGGTAAGGCGATGGTGCAAAGTCTGGAGATACGCCGCCTGAATTAGAAACTTGACGTGCTTGCCAGATGTCAACTGAAATCATAAGGGCCGCTTCTTGCACGGCTGCATCTAGTGTGTAATCAACATAAGTATCTGCTGCGACTTGGCCTAATGGCTGAACTGGATGATAAGGCTTTACTGCATTGTTGTTGCCTGTAATGGCATAAGTAATACTGTATTCGCCAACTTCTGTGATTGTCTTGTTACCGTTGTGCTTTGAACCATTGCCTGATATAACAACTGTCTGACCTACATAAAAGACTTTTTCAACTAGAGTTTCAAAGTAAAGTGTTCCTGTTGTTGCTGTGTTGCTATGTGCAATGTTAAATGTGTAATTGTTCCAGAGCATAGGAAGGATTACAACGTCTGCTGCATCGCATGTTTGTTGAAGCGTAGCGTCGTTGTATAAAGTTCCAACGCCAAGTGCGGAACGAAGTTCTGCTACTGTGCAAAGTGACATTCTTAATCCTTTCTAAAGACTGAAGGCGAGGCAAGGGCTGCGCCTCGCCTTCAGCGACTT